ACGACAGTTACCGAGTGGTGGAGCTAAATTTTTTCAAGAAGATTTCTTGGTAATCTGATATTTATTATATATAATAAGGTAATAATATGATACGATTGAAAGATTTAATAACAGAGCAACAGTCTCAAGCACCAAAAGACAACATGATTAAAATAGATGGTGACGCTCCTTACTATAAAGTAGTGTACAGGTATCAAGGAAAAAATTATTCAATTGAATTTGATGATCATGAATTATTGGATCAAGTTGATGATTATGCTTGGTCAGGTGAACTTCTAGGAAAAGATCAAGAAGAAGGCGAATGGGCTGTAATGTGTCAAGCTATAACATTAGGCGGTGGAGATTATGATTGGGAGGTAGATTGGGATACTATGGAATATTTAGGTAAAGCTGGACCGAAGAAAAACGCAGAATCTAAAGATTTTGATATCATAGCTAATCATGCTAATTATGAAGGGAAATATCTTTCATCAATGCAATTTGATGAAGTAATGTCAAGAGACTTTGTTGAAGAAAAAATTCAAGAAATACTAGATGATATTGAAAGTGGAAATATAGTGGATTCAGAAACAGGTGAATATCGATATGACGTAGATAGATTAAAAGGCAATATTGAATTTGATTGTACCATACCAATACAAGGATTTAAAATTGATTTACGTATTGCATATGACGAAAATGCTGATATAGTTAGTATCGATGTTCAGGATCCTGACATAGCAGATAAATTTGGTATAACTGATACTGACATAACTAATAAATTATCTTAAAAAACAATAAAAAAAATTAAACAATTACTTGGACTTAACGAATTAATTATCTAAATTATAATTAATAACTAATATAAATTAACAATTAACAAAAGGAGTACTTAAATGGGACTTAATTTAGACGCCATCAAGGCGAAACTTAACCAATTAAACAAAAGCGACGATCGTCGAAACAATCTATGGAAGCCAGAAGCTGGTAAAACAAGAGTAAGGATAGTACCTTACGTGCATCGCAAAGATAATCCATTTCTAGAATTGTATTTTCACTATGACATTGCCAAAAGGTCAATGTTGTCGCCTGTTTCATTTGGTAATGCAGACCCCGTAGTAGAGTTTGCAGAAAAATTAAAAAAGACCGGATCTAAAGAAGATTGGTTGATGGGTAGAAAAATCGAACCTAAAATGAGAACTTATGTTCCTGTTATCGTTCGCGGTAAAGAATCAGAAGGAGTTAAATTCTGGGGCTTTGGTAAAACTATCTACACAGAGCTTCTTTCTATCGTGTCTGATCCTGATTATGGTGATATCACAGACTTGATGAGTGGTCGTGACATCGACGTAGAGTTTACACCAGCAGAAGGTGGAGGTTATCCTAAAACTGCTATTCGTGTAAAGCCTAACACGTCAGCTGCAACTGATGACAAAGCAATTGCAGAAAAGATTATGAATCAACCAGAAATCACTGACATCTTTCCAGAACCTACTTATGAGGAATTGGAGAATGCTCTTAAAGAATGGATGAATCCTGAAAATGCAGATTCTGACGTAGCAGAAGATAGCACCGAAACTAAGGCTACAACTGACACTAACACGGATGCTGCAACTGATGGCAAGAAAACTGATGTAGCATCAGCATTCAATGATCTATTCAATAACTAGGAGTAATCCATGGCAAAAAGCAAAAACAAAAGCAAGAGTGAACTGGAAGACTCGTTAGCAAACACACTCGCTGACAGTATCAACAAGCAGTTTAAAGGTCAAGCCTTAAAGACAGCATTCTTCCTTGCCGGTGATGATGATTCGCCAAGCAATGTAAAAGAATGGATATCTTCAGGGTGTTCAATGTTGGACCTAGCAATATCTAATCGACCTAACGGAGGTTTTCCTGTTGGTAGAATTACCGAAATAACAGGGTTGGAAGCGTCGGGTAAATCTTTGCTAGCAGCTCACACATTAGCAGAAACACAGAAGAAAGGCGGACTGGCTGTTTATATTGACACAGAGTCAGCAACAAGTTCAGAGTTTTTAACAGCTATTGGTGTCGACTTGAACACGATGCTTTATGTCCCATTGGAAACTGTGGAAGAGATTTTTGAAACGATTGAAACGATCGTAGAACAAGTTCGTAAATCAGACAAAGACAGATTGGTAACTATTGTGGTAGACTCAATTATGGGGGCATCCACTAAAATAGAAATGTCTGCAGAATATGACAAGGATGGTTATGCAACCAGTAAATCAATTATTCTGTCAAAGGCAATGAGAAAAGTTACTAACTGGATAGCTCGTGAAAGAATTTGTTTGATATTCACAAATCAGCTCAGAGTTAAAATGGGAGTTTCATTTGGCGATCAATGGACTACCGCAGGTGGTAAAGCAATACCATTCCATGCATCAGTTCGTCTTCGTTTGAAAAATACTGGTATGATAAAAGCCAGGGTAAATGGAGCAGAACAAGTAGTCGGCAATAAAACCAATGTGCAAGTTGTGAAAAACAGAATGGGTCCTCCAAACAGAAAGATTGATTATGAAATATATTATGACAGTGGAATCGACAACTACGGTGGTTGGCTTGGCGTCATGAAAAATTTCAAATTGGTTTCTCAATCAGGAGCCTGGTATTCGTTGGATGACATTGATCTAGAAACAGGCGAAGTGCTTGACACAGTCAAGTTTCAAAGCAAAGATTTCGTTGAAAAGGTTATTAGCAACCCGGAAATGAAAGAAAGGTTATATCAAAGAATTTGCGATGCTTATGTATTCAAATATCGTGCGGGAGTTGATGGTGGTATCGATGATGTAGTGATAGATGATGAGGTTATAGAAGAAGAAGGTTGATGAACAAGTATCAAAAATTATTTAACGAGTTACAACAAGAAAAGGAATCGAGTCCGAAAGATGCGAATGATCATATCATGGTATTTGACGGACTCAATACCTTTATCAGATGCTTTGGTGCGACTCCGGCATATAATGAAGACGGAGATCACATCGGAGGCATTACTGGATTTTTATATTCAGTAGGTAAATTGGTAAGAGACTTTAAGCCGACCAGATGCATTATTGCATTTGATGGTAGAGGTGGTTCTGCCAAGAGAAAAAGAATTTACAAAGATTACAAGGCAAACAGAGCTAATAAAACTAAACTGCGAAGATTCGATCATCATGAATCAAGCATAGAAGAAGAACAAGAGTCAATGCGAAATCAGTTTAGCAGATTGGTTTCTTATCTAGATAATTTGCCTGTAACTTTTTTAGCAATAGACGGAATTGAAGCTGATGACACTATTGCATATATAGCACAAATGTATCAGGAAACATGCAAAAAAATAACCATTGTTTCCACTGATAGAGATTTTTATCAACTAGTAGATGATCGCATACAAGTTTGGTCTCCTACTAAAAAGAAGATGTATGACACCAATCAGGTTCTTGAAGAGTTTGGAGTTCATCCCAACAACATGGTTATATACAGATCATTTACTGGTGATAAGTCTGACAATATTCCTGGAGTAAACGGTATAGGCACAAAGACCATATTGAAATTGGCTCCGGAGTTAGCCGCAGAACAAGAAGTTACTTTGGAATCGTTGTTGCAGAAAAGCAATGATCGATTGACAGAAGCAAAAGCATATAAAAAAATCATAGACAACGAGGATATCTTGCAAAAGAATTATGAGTTAATGAACATCAAATTATTAAATATCCCGGCTCACTCTGCATCTAAAATACGTGGCATAGTAGAACAACCCGTATCCAGACTAAACAGAGCAGAGTTTCAAAGATTGTTTTATGAGGACAAGATGTGGGCAGTGATGAAGAATTTACCTGATTGGTTGACACGCACATGGCTCACTCTAGATGCATTTGCAAACAAAACAAACAAATGATTTGAAATTAGTTTTATTTTTATTATTATCTTTATATGACAGATAAATTAAGTGAATATGGTTGGGGCTTTCAGGTAAAAGTCGTAGCCGCAATGTTTACGGATAGAATGTTCTTGCAACAAATTGCAGACATTATTCAAGCAGATTATTTTGAATCTGAAGCAAATAGCTGGATAATGGAAGTTATATTAGAACATTTTCGAGAATATAAAACTCCTCCTACAAAAGATGTATTAAAAGTCAAGGTTACTGACATCGACAATGATGTGCTTAAGACCGCCGTATTAGAACAACTAAAAGAAGTTTTCCGATACATGGAATCAGACGACCTGACATTTGTAAAAGACGAAATACTTAGATTTTGCAAGAATCAAGAAATAAAACGAGCCATAATGGATTCGGTTA